CTGCCTGACCACCAGCGCCGCGACCTATCTGGATGCGGGTGCCCGGGTCCTTCTCCTCGTCCCTCTCCATACGATCCACCATCTCCATCGCAGTCGCTCTCTTGTGCGATGCAGCGGAATGACTCTCTTCCTCGCCCAAGGCGTAGCTCTCTGCCAGGTCAAGGACCGCTGGGTAGAACTGCCTAGGAACAAGAGGCGCATCATTCTCTAGCCTCATCTCCTGCGGAGTTGCGAAATAGGTCATGTCCAGGATGTAGTTCGCATCCGGAGGCGGCCAGAGTCTGATGTGGTGAGAGCCACTGCTGATAAAGGCTCGGCCCTGGTGCTTCGGAGCCAGGTTGCCAATCGACACACTGCCAGACTCGTAAGCGCCAGTGGTGTCAATATCTCTAACGGCCCAGCCAATGCTGGCATCAGCAAGTATGTCTGTATCCGCAACCGTCCCGAACGAGTCCGCGTTGGCTAGGTGGAAGAACTCCTGATTGCTTGCGCCCCTGCCCACGCTGACAGAGCTAGCCCGAGTCCTGTAGAGGACCACACCGTAGTCGCCTCGAGCGGTCCACGTAAGGTCAACCGCGTTGGTCGCTGCCGTGACCTGAATCTCCACCTCGTCCGAGAAGGGGCCCACCTCCATCGTCTTGGTGTTGTAGTACCGATACTTGTACTTGTAGTAGCCGGCAGCAAGACCTCCTGCAGACGTGCTGATGGCCACAGTAGGGGCAATGTCGGGCGCTGGGATGTGGTTGTGCCGCTCAATTGAGTAGTACTGCGGGTAGGACTCATGGTCCTTGATGGTCAACGCCTTCATGTCCTGCGGGAGGAGTCCCCTTTCGGTCACATGATGGGTGAATCCGTTTCCAGTACAGACGACGGACTCAATGCCCATTGTTCCCTCTGGAAGAGGGTACTCATCGTAGTAGATAGACCAGTTCTGATTGACGGCGGTAGCCCCCGCATATCGAGCCTCAAGGATGGCCGAGGTTGCCAAAGTGTGTCCCGCAATCCGATAAACGACGCCATCTGGGCCAGCAAAGCGAGCTCCAGCCCTTGTCTTGGAAATGGTGGACAGGCCCGTAACAATGAACTCGTTGTTCTCGACTGTTGCGGCTGCTCCAGTCTCTGGGGCAAACAGATTGAACTGGAAGGTCTTTCTCAACCAACTCCAGTTCTGACGCCGACCACAGATGGTCATGTAGGCGTCGTTGATGAAGTCGCCTAAGCGGGCCTCATTGCCGTCGAACCCACGCCTTCGACCCAGGCGCTTCTTGAGCGTTCCGTAGTCCATCCGAGCCTCCTAGATAGCTCACAAGGGGACGAGCGGGGTCAGGCCGCCCGCCCCCTCAAGAGACTACCCGAATCTATCGACCCGGAGGTGCGTGTCGCAAGTACAGGGTTGCGGTGAGCTTCACGGTCCTGAGGTCCGCAAGACCGTCTGCCGCGACTCCGGTCTTGGAAATCAAGATGGCAACAGAGTCGCCAGGGGCGAGGTATGTCAGCAGCGGTGATGCTTCCTCAGGACCATCAATGTCCAGAGAGTACGGAAGGTCTGCTGAAATAGCAGCTGACTGGTTTGTCAGCGCAAGATTGCCGAGAGCGGTCCATGCCACAGCGGTTCCGCCAGCATTCAACGTCCCAACCTGGGCCGCAAACGTCCAGTATGCATCGTTATCAGCGGCAAGGCCGCTGTCTACAACAAGCTGAATCGCCTCAACCTTGTACATACCGCCAGCAGAAACAGAGGCGGGCGCAGTGAAGATGTTGGTTCTCAGGTCGGTCTGTGCGTCAACGCCTGAAGCAAAGTGTTGGTGCTGAAAACACACGGGAACAGCCATAAGCCCGACGCCGTGAACCTGGTTGCCGCCTTTGATGGCGTTCCAGATGGGACGACCGAAGCCTGAAGGTGCAGTTGCAGTAGCCATAATTCAATTCTCCTCGACCTGTTTGGGTGGGGGGCCGAAGCCCCCCACCCTCAGGCGTGTTGCCCGTCAGCGACTCTATGGCGACCGACGAGCGAGTTTGTTAGCCGACAATCCCAGTCGGGTTGTTGAAAATAACGACCTTCACGTTGCCTTGAGCGCCGTTAGCGACCAAAGCCTGTCCGTCATTAGCTGCCCCGCCAAACGGGTCAACTGTGCGGCCACGAAGAGCCGTCCACATCGTTCCCTGCTCAGTCGCATCACCAACAATCGTCCCACTGATGGCAACGTTCGCAGAGTCGTCGTTCTCTGACGATGAGGTCGCGTTGTTCGTGAGCGTGTACGCCACGGCGGCGGCAATGTTGTCGTCCGCAATGAACAAGTACGCCTCGTCGTCAATGTCAGAGCCGTCTCCATCGCAATAGGCGAGAGTTTCGCCGGCAACGCAGAAGGAACCGACGTCGCCAGGAGCCAGTGTCGGACTCTCCAGGACGCCAATCGTCGGAATGAGCTGGTCAAGCACTGTAGAGCCAGCAGTAGCACCCTTGTCAAACCGATAGGCTTGATAGACAAGGTCCTCTTCTGTTGCCGAAACTCGAGTGGCGATTATTTGACAGACATAACCCTTGGTGAGGGTTGCAGTCGTCTGGTTAGACGCTCCAACAACAATCTTTCTAGGAGAAGAAAGAGCCATTTCAGTACCCCTTTCTAGGCGCTGTATGCACCGCCAGCGAAGTTGAAGCAACCCTGCTCGCGGAGATTGTTTACGGTAAGGATGCCGTGGAACTTAGTCTTGGAAATCCAAGCCCACTGTTCCTGCGCCAGGCGCCAGTCATCCATGAAGAAGTGAGCGTTGGGGTTAATCCAAAGCTTCAGGTTGCCAAGGTTGGTCTTGCCCTGGCTCTTGCCCTTGACGGGGTCGAGCATTCCAGGCTCAAAACCGTGGCCCGACTGAGCACTCGGAGCGCCGCCGGTCAGGTTCAACATGAAGCCTTCGCCGCCGTTCTCCGTAATGTTGTAGTCAGGAATCACGCTCGCGCCCTTGAATCGGAGGCTAGTGAAGCCAGCGCTTCCCATGTCCTCGTCAACCAGAGCTCGCTCGGGACCGCACCACTCCTCGTAGCCGTCGTAGACAGCAGGATCGACAAGCATCAGGTCAGGACGACGTCCAAACTTGGAGCACTCGCGATAGAGCTGCGTCCAAGTCGGAATGCCCTGAGTCATGAAGCCGCCACCAATTGCCTGGAACTGGTTGTGGTGGTAGGTCAAGTTCTTGGCGACATTGCCAACGCTCGTGCCTGTCCCAGCCTGAGCTGCAATGGTCGAGAACTCAATCATTCCACGAAGACCATCGATGTCGCCGCTCACGCTGCTGGCAGTGTGGAGCTGCTCCTCGATGTAGTTCCGCATGGTAATGGCGCACTGGGTAAGCTCTGCATCGAGAAGCTTGCCAATCTGGCGCTTTGCGTTCTGGTTCAAGTCGACCTTGTCGCAAGCGACGACCGACTGGCAGGAGATTTGACCCCAAGCGTCCCAGATGAACGGCTTGATGAACTCGCTGTCAGCGGTATTCAGGACTTGACTGCCCTGATAGGTCTGAACGTTAGGGTTTTCGGCGTGCGCGAAGGGGATTCGTGCATACGGAGCGGCCTCAAGATGAATCGAGCCCTTCTTGTACATCGAGTACAGAAGAGGCGACTGCTCAAGGATAAGCCAAACAAGCTTCTCCCAAGAGGCTCCCCACGTAAGCGAAAACGCCTTCGTGTAGTCAGTAAGTGTGGTTGAAAATGGGGCTCCCATGTTTCCCTCTGTCGTCTAAGTCCAGCAGCCCCCTAACCAATCCTCGAGCCCAGGTCTGCATTTTGACCTAGAACCTTCTCTAGGATTTCATCCATCGACATCGTGGCTGTAGAGCCAAGTGGCGTCGAAGATGTTCCCGATTGGCTAGCAGGAGGCTGTGTCTCAGCCCGTCTCTTAGCGTTATCGATCAGCCGGCCCTCATTGACCGACCTAATGGCGCGCTCTCCTGCCAAGGACAAGGCAGCCCGATAGGACTCCTCTGTTCCAGACGACAAGAGATTCATGATGGTGGGATCATTCGAGTCCAGAATCTCGCGAACGCGACCCCGAACATTTTCATCCCGAAACTCCCGGTACTGATTCGCCTTCATATCCTCGAAGATTGTATTCAGCCGAGAGGCCTCCCTATGGGGAGCAAAGCTCTCTGCTACTACAGACAGCTGCCTCTTGAGCTGCTCAACCTCGCCAGCAAGCCTGGTCTCTCGGTCGCCCGAAGCGCCGCCAGACTGCTTTAGCTTGGCTTCCATCACCTCCAGAAGTGCTCCAAACCCGTCTCCGTCTTGTGCTCGTTCGGTAAACCGCTTCCGCAGTTCATCAACGGTAGGCCCAGTCTCCTGAGCTCCGTTGTCGGCCCCATTCGGCCTCTGGCCTGCCTGCTGTTGCGCCTGAAGCGCCAGGAAAGCCTGTTGGAGTTGGGATTGTTGCTCAGCCAGCCTCAACCTGTCCGACTCAATGTCTCTCCGCATATCGGAGACCTCTTGAGTCTTCTTGGTCAGGCCAGACTGCATCTCTCGGTAGATGGCAAGGTTTTCAGGCGGCAAGTCCAGAGGGTTTCCAGACCAGAACGACCCTGAACCGCTTTCGCCATCGCTTACGCCATCGGTTCCAGTTGCCCCAGGTGTCTCTACTCCCTGCTCGGTCCCCTCGGTGATCTCCGAAGGGTTGCCTGCGTCAGGAGCGACATCCTCAGTAACTGGATTGTCGCCGCTAAGCTCTTGGGTCACGGGTTCTCCAGTGTGCGACTAGGTGGAAATTCGTTCCCGAACTAGTCGCTCAAGTTCGGGACGCTTGATTGTTGGAATAACCTTAATCCCAAGCCTCTTAGCTTGGGACTTAAGTCCAGGCCAACTATCGCAGACCATCGTATCCAACTCTCCTACATTTGTGTCAACCAGCTTGTCTACCCCAGACGAAACTTCTTCTGTAGCAACCTCAGCTGTATCGGGCTTAGCTCGTGCCGCCTCCCAACGGTCAACGATCTCCTGCTCCCTATACGTCCGCGTTCCTGAATGAGACCGGCGCTTCCCAGAAGCCCCAGACTCTGCAAGCCCGTGCTTCTTCAAAATAGCCTTAGCCTCCTTCCTACTTACAGTCTTTCCAACCAAGCGCTCCTCAGGAGCGTTCTCGTGAAAAGTAAACTCATCGCCGCGACTCGCCTGCGTCTTCGCGTCCGCAATGAAGTCATGGGACATCGTGCCCCTTCGGTTGCAACGACCACACCGCATGAACAAGAACTCCTGCGACTTGGCAGCAACAAACCCAGCAACCGTCAAACCATTGGTTTGCTCGTGCTTGCACCTCTTACAACTAAACGTGTACATCGGCATTCAAAACTCCTTCCTAAAATTCTGGAACGCCTGGCTGCGGAGAGAAGCCCATCCTACCCGCCGCCGGAATTGTCAAAGATTCTCCAGTAGCTGGATTAAAGGCAGCCCCCTCTGCAATTGAAGGCCCGCCCTCTTCTGCAGAAGCCCCAGGAGGCGGAGCTGCGCCAGCCTGTGTAGCTGCCTGTCCAAACAGCTCAGCAAAGCTGTCGCGCATCTCAGGGCTGTCCTGCTCCCAGAGAGCAAGGGCCTTTGCGTAGAAGTGGGCAATGGCAGCTGGCGGAACCTGGGCTGCAGTTAGCGACTGAGCCGCCGCACCTAGCGCATTCATAAAGCCGATATAGGCCTGGCGCTCTGCCTCAGGGCCGACCGGCTTCATGCTACCTGCGTGAACACCTACGTCGAACTCTCCTCGGATGTCGCTCCTGGTGTACGAAACAGGAATGTCCTCTCCGCTCACCCGAACCCAGCGCTCAGCATCGTAGAACTGCTGCATCACCTGAAGCGTCTTCCTCGCAATCGTCTGAACGAACTTCTCAAACGTTCGGAGCTTGCTTTCCGACCTACCAGCGTGCATCGAAGCTCGATAGGAAACCTCAGTTGCAGACTTCGCTGAGCTCCGACCGCCACGAAGCGCCTCGTCTCCAGCGCCGACCTCGTTCATGAGTCCCCGAAGGATGTTCAAAGTCGAGATGGTTTCCTGTGGAAAGGCGGGGATAACCAGGTTCTTCACATCGCCCTGAACATTCTTACTCTTGGCCGCAACCATCTGGGGGAACGGGGACGCAAGTGCCGACTTAGCACTCTTGTCAAAAATTCCGTCCTTGTAGACGGTCTTGAGCGCCATGCTCGCCTCAAGGCCAGAAACAGCGCTGGTAATCAGCCGCTGAATGTCTCGGGCAATGGGGTTGATCTTATGAGCGAGGGAGATGCCGTAGAACTGGTCATTCACCTTCTCGAATCGCAAGTCCACAAAGGGGTAGCCCTCCATGTCGAGAGGTGACATGGCGTGCTTGAGGACCGTCGGTGAAACGCCAGCCTTCCCAGTCTGCGGGCAGACCCAGAGGATACGCATCTCCTTGACCTTTCGACGACGGCGCTTTCCACCCTCTCGAACGATGCGGTTGGCCCATGAGTGGTACCAAATCTCGTAGACCTCGATGTGTTCGGCCTCTTCCCTTCGCCAGACGTTTCCAGTTCCGCCCTCGTTCAGCTCATCGAGCGACTTGACCTTGTCGGGAACAAGCTTCGAGGTATTGCCGAACCGCTTGTCGTTCTTGACCTCGTCGATATGAATCAGATGCCGGATGGCGACCCACGGCATTCGAGAGATTTCGTCATATCCAGGAGGGAAGATGAAGTTGAACGGGCTAACACGAAGGATGGTCGCATGAGCTGCTGGACGGTCAGACGGCAAGCCCAGAGCCTCGAGCTGGTCTCGGATGGTGGCAGCTGCCTCGGTGTCCTCAAGCGGCTCATCTTCGTCTAAGTCCAGGTCGTAGTTCTCTACTGGAACGAACACGCCAGCCGGCTGATACGTGACCCTGGCAACGCCGGCAGAGAGGATGAGGGCATCGTCTAAGACCTTCTTGCATTCATTGTTGAATCCGCCCTCTTCCCACTCGTACATCAAAGCTGCCTGAGCAACCTTCGCCTTCCTCTCCGCATCGTCGTCTGCCGCAACTGTGCGCGGTCTTGCGAAGATGGATGGGTCGTTGTGGAAGATGTGGGGCTTTACGGAGTCGACTGCAGCAGAGACCATGGCAAGGCCTCGCTGGCCGTTGTCCATCTCGACCCCCATCCGGTAGGAGTCCATGAGGTCTCGCCAGTCGTCGAAGTGGGCCTTCCTGATGATGGATTCTGCAATCAGAACCCGCTCCATCAGCTCTGACGCATCCTCCTTCTTGATGGACAGCTTTGTGGGATCGAACTTCGCCATTAGATCCACCTAGACCCGACGCTGGGCTTTGAGGGCTGTTTCATAAGATCGCTGTCGTCCCAACTGTTGCTCTGGATGACAACTCCATCGCTCGAGACCTCGCTCAGCGAAGACCTGTTCTCAATATCACAAACACACTGCACCTGAAGCCAGGACATGACCAAGTCGTCATGTTCGCCAGGAGGCGCCCCAACCTTGACCCTCTTATAGTTCTCATCCCCAGAGACAAGAGCCAAGGAACTTGTCGCCTTCTTTGTGAGCTCCATGAACATCCTCATCTCCTTGACGAGGCGCGAGCTGCGAATCACCGGCATTCGAGAAGTGATGATGTCAATCCCCACATGCACCATGATGGGCTTCGTTGCGACAGTAGTAGACCAGCCAAACTTTGAATCAAAGGTTAGCGACTCAACCTGCTCCCGTTGGTACAAATTCCAATACTCCGTCTGTCGAATCCCCAAAGAGACCGCATGGCCAACGCCATTGATCTCCCACGACAGCAGAGCGTTGTTGTACATCAAGGCGATCAAGACCGCCTTAGATGATGTCAGCATTGCGTCGATTCGACCTCGATACTCCGCAACCTGAACCCTATCTACGACGCGAACAACCTGAATTGCTGTGTAGTCCCCGGTGGATTTCCCAGATGCCGGGTCGACCGCAACGACGTACTCAACGTCCTCCTTGGGGTTCTCCCAAACCCAGAAGTCCTCCGTACCGGCAACGGAACTTGGAGAGAGCCTGGGAAGCATGTACCCAGCGAGATTGATCCTTGAGTCAGGAGCCTTGACCTCTGAGTCGTCGACTATGTCGCCCACGAACACCGGCCCACAAACAGAGCCCGACTCGACAAACGCGAGGTCTGGCTCTGCAAACACCCGACTTGCGGAGAAGGCGAACGCCTCTTCTGGCTTGCCCGGGTACTCCTGCTTGAACAAGTCCCAGTCGTTCTGGCACTTATCCGACCAAGTCCTGTGGGCCCAATACGCCTGCTCTGGAGAGAGCTGGTACTCCTGAACCATCTCGACAAGGACGTCGTCAAAGCGAGAAACAAGATCTTCGAGGGGAACGCCAGCAGGCAGCGCCCTCTTGTAGTTCGGCATTGCATGCCACGGATAGAAGACTGCCTCCCACTCGCTGTCGATGGGGTTGCCCTTTGCGTCCGTTCCGTTCCAGGCCTTCCAAAACTCTTTGTAGAAGTAGCCGCCAGTTCCGTTCGCCGTAGACTCGAGCACCACCATCGTCTCTGGGTCGTCAGAGAGGGTCTGCATCAAGCCCAGCATGAAGGTCTCTGGGTCGTTCCAAAAGGCAATCTCGCTGCCGTGGAAGTAGTGGATCTCAAACCCACGGGTGCTGTGGACGTTGTCCGCAACAGACACCTCAAACCGAGAGTTCAGCCCAGCCGTCTCGTCCAGCGGGTGGGTCATCCACAGCTCGTTGTCGTTGTTTCTCCTGAGCTCAGGCTTCAGGTCTAACTCAGCCTTCTTCTCCGCTAAGACCGCATCGACATCTTCAATGTCTTTGACCTTCTTCTTCTTCTTCGACAACTTTCCCTGCCCCTTTGTCGGCAGATTGTCGTACATCTTCTTAGCCATCAAAAAGATGTTGTTCGTTGTTATTCGATCAACTGCGGTGACGAATGCGCGGCGATTATGGTTTGTAAGGCATTGGTGAAACATAAACGCCTGGGTGACCGTGCTTAGGCCCATGCGTCTAGCTTTGAGGACAATGAATCTGCCAGGTCGACCTTCTTCCCTGGCCCGCATGATTCGCTTATAGAAGTCCAGCTGGATTGGATTCAGCTCAAAGGCAACCGTCTGCCCGACCCTGCCGTGCATGCTTGTCTCTGGTCGATTAAGAACCTTGATGTAGGCAGAGGAGAAGGCGGCAAAGTCCTTATGCCACTCTGTCTCCGTCAGGCGCTCCGCAATCTCGCGAGAGCGCTTCTGGGACATTGCCTTTCTTGGCATTAATCCTTGCTCGAGGCAGTAGCCAGTTCTTCCTCAGACGGACCCTCGTGAGAGGACACCGTCTCTTCATTGACTTGGATAGCCTGGATGCGGGCAAGGATGGCCTTGATGGCAGACTCGCGCGCTTCGCCCTCGTCGTTCCGTCCGGCCTGCTCTGCCGCCAACATAGTCGTCAGAACCCCCATATCGCTCGTTGAGCGAAGGCGAGCTCGGAGGTCCACCATGTCAGGAAGGTACTCCATGACCTTCATTCCCTCATGGGCGTTCTTCATCACGAGCTTTAGACGCTTGACGTGCTCTATAGTTGCGTAGTTTCGATAGAGTCGATGCCCACGATTCTTTGCCCCAACAAAGACATCCATCAACGCCTCCTCGAGGGCCTCGGGCTCGGACATCGAACCCTCTTGGCGGTTCCTTCCGATAGTCGAGTAGCGGGTAAACCGAGTCTGAACTTCGCCGTTCAATAGGCAGGCATCGAGCTGAGATAGGGTCAGCGTCCGCCCAGTGATGAACTCTCTTCGGTTGGCCTCTTGGCTGCTTGGTTCGGTCACGAGTCCTCCTACTCAACAACAATCTTGGCGTAAGAGGCTGCCGCCGCACCCGGGCGGGCTGGGCGGGCTGGGCGACGTTCAACAACCCTTCTGCCCACGGGCGCTGCAGGCTTCGGAGCCGGGGCTTCCACTACGACAGGAGCGGGGGCGGGAGCCACCTCTCGGAGGTCGTCTCTCCTGGCTGTGATTTCGTCGAGAAGGGAACTTCTTCCCTTGCCTTCAAGTTCTGCTTCGTACGCCTCGGAGAGCTCGTCGTCAGACAGGCCATCTAGCGCTGCCTTGGCTTCCTTTACGGTCATACTGCTGGGGTCGAGACTCATGAATCCTCCTGTCCGAACCGGACTGTGACATTAGTCAGACAAGAGTACAACCAACTAAGTTGGTTTGGCTAGGTATGCTAGTTTCAGACGCGGCTTATGCCGGCGTAAGCCCGATGGGCCCCTGGGAGTTTCTCTCCTTCCTTTGCTTCTAGGGGCCCTGGGTCGACAAGCCGCCTCTAGAAGAAACCTGAATGTCCGCATACCCATCTCCTGAGCATTTCGCGGTGTTGATAACCACCTCCACCGACCCCCCCTGAAGCCCATACAGCAGTCCAATGGTTGCAGTTACTTAGGTTGTGGGTCTCCTCGGACACCCTAACCTGTTGACCCTTGATGAGTACCGCGTACTTACCGTTCTCAACCCTGCAGTTGCCCAATCACAAACCCCTAGGCGACAAAGGCTCTACTGGCGAGCCCTTGTCAGAGCATCCAGGGAAACAATCCCGGCGTCTTCGGGAAGCGGGCCTCGAGCGGCGAACAACTTCGGCCTATCGAAGTCTCGTCGCTGCGGCAGGATTCGCTCGCCCTCTCTAGTTGCTCCTCCGCCACGAAAACGGTCCTCGAGGTGCTGAACTCCGACAGACCAGGCTGGGTCCATCAACGCACGGTCGTCAAAGATGGTGGGATCCTTCTGTCGTGATGTTCTTCCCCATCCGGTGCCGCTCGCTCCAAACGGAGTATTCAGGTCAACTGCGGTTCGCTTGCCAAACAGACTCTCCCTCAGCTCCTCTTCCGACATCCTCCGAAGTCGGCTTCGTAGTTCTCTGGGGGTTCCCGCCCCCATCCCACGCTGCGCTTTCAAGAACTCGTAGTCCTCTGGTATCTGCTCAACCGGCACATGCAGGAAAGCCGCAGCCAGCTTGTCGGCGTCTTCTTGGCTGCGGATCCCCATTGCAAGCTGGGTTTTACTTGCCAACCCCTCTACGCCAATGTCTTCGCGAAGTGGTTGATAGGCGAGCTTCGGCTGCACGGGCCCAAAAATACTTTGCAACCTGGGCTCCACGTACTCGCGCGTCTTAGGCTTACTGCTTGGCCAGAGGCCTCCCCCTTCGTCCGTAAGGACTGCGGGCCTCACTGGCGCGTTCCTGGCGACCCGAAAGGCGTCTGGCCCTCTCCACATCGCCGCTATGGAGTCCAGCGCGCCGTACTCTGGATCGTCTTGCATGCCTGTGCGACCCGCGTACTCTCCGCCACTGCCCCCTGGAGTGACATAGCCGCCACCGCCCTTCCAGCCCCCTATAAGACCAGCAACCTTTCTTCCGAAGCCCTCGTCGAAGAAGTCAGCCATATCTACCTAAGACGCCTCAGGGCCCCTAAGGAGATGATGTCTCTGGCTCGGTCTTCTGAAGAGCCGAACTGCTGGAGGAGAGCCCTCTGTCTAGCAGCCTCTCGGGCACGAGTCTCTTTAAGGAGCTGCTCTCTCTCGCGGGCGCCCCCGATGACGGGGACGGCATATCCCGCAGCCCGACCCCTGGCATCCATATATTCGCCGTGAAGGCGGTCCCGTGCTTTCCCATAATCTGCAGCCTGGCCCGCTCTCGCCCCACGCTGCCGCAAGTAAGCATCCTGAACAGCCGGGTAGTAGGCGTCAACGGATGCCGGGTTCGCGTAGCCCCCGCGGATGTAGTACTCCTCGCGTCTTGGGGCGCCACGTGGTTCCAGCATAGAGAGGAACTGGCCAGCCCCAATTCCTGGGAATTCACCAAAGCGAGGGTCTATCTCCACCCTGGGACCCATCCCACCTGGGCCAAGAGATGCTGGGCCTGGAACGGGGGTGTACTCCTCTGGCACAGGACCAAGCTGGATGAGGTCTTTATAGGGAGGCACAGCGGCCTCTGCGGCAGCTAACCGTCGCAGCTCCTCTCTCTCGTCACGTTCTCGGAGTTGAGCGGCAAGGCGCCCCATCAGTCTCTCGTCTACTACTCCCTCAGCCATGTCTACCTCAGGTCTCTAAGTCTGGTGTTCGGGTCCAGGTCATACCCGGTTGCCCTATATTGCTCCAACAATTGCTGTCTCTCCATCTCGTTCTCTCGCTCTTTACGCTCAGCGATTCTCTGGATGAGTTCTGGAGAGGCCACTCCTTCATAGCCGGGGCCAGGAGGAGTGAACAGACCAGCAGACCGTGGGCGGGCTGATTCGTAGCCAGCCAGGGCAGAGCCTGCGCCAACAGCAGATCCAATGGCTGCGTCTGTAAGAATGCTGACTGGGCTAAGGGCTCCCTTGATACCGGACTTCAGGGCGGAGCCAATGCGAGACATCCGAGTTGGCGGAGCCGGCCTCGGACGATAGCCGCTTAGCTCACCTTCTAGCCGTCGCGCCTCATCGGCTTCTATAGTTATTTTTTGGGCTTGGTCTCGAAGCTCTGCCACTCTAGGCGTCCACATCTCTGGCTCAATATAGAGACCGGTTGACGGGGGGCCCCGGAATTGCTGTTCTGCGGCGAGCTCTAAGGGCCCGCCCGTCAGCCATTCTGGCTTGCCTGGCAGGGCGAATGCGGACATCTTGCCGAGGGAGTCTTGGTCAAAATAAACATTCCCCCTCAGGCTTCTGTTGTATGCCTCCTGCCCAGCTTCGGTGAAAAGGTCAGGCTGCTCGAATGAAGCAGGGAGGCCCCTGTCATCCAAGATGTTCCAGTTTGAGGCCGTGTCGGCGGGATGGAGGACGCGACCGCTCCGCCCCGGAGACAGGTCCTCTAGCGGATAGCCTCGCTGCTCTGGTGTGAACACCGGGGCATATCTGCCCCCGCGAAGAAGCTCATCGTCAGCCGCCGACCTCAGGCGATCAGCCTGGTCCTGGAGGGCAAATCGCTGGGCCCGAGCGTCTCCGTATGCGGCACCGGCTGGTGACTCAGCAAACCCTATTTCCTCTCCCACCTCAGGATAAGCGAGCTCTGCAAATTCCCGACTAATCCCAGAAGCGGCGAGGTCGATGTCAGAAAGGGGCCGACTGGGGGCCTCATCAAGGAACCAAGCCCTGGGAGACCGGCCTCCCTCTAGTTGCCCCAGAGCTTCGTTCAACAAATCAACCTCATTCTGGCTGCTAGGGCCACCCCTCTCCATAATGCCAGCCACTTGCCGCTCTGCGAGCGTCCTGCCCAGTGGGCTCTGGAGGTTGGTGTCTGAGATAAGCCCCTCGCCCCCACCCTTAAATTGAACGGGGCGCATCCTCTCCGACCCCAAGCCAAGCTTCTCCTGCACCCCATACGGAAGCTCGCCCCCGTAAGGGAGGTACCTGCTCGCAGGGCTCATGAACGCGGTCCCCTCCTCGCTAAGCGCTCGTGACGCATAGCCACCAAGGTCTTCGAGCGTAGTCCCCCCCAACCCCTGCCTTGCCCGTCGTCGGGCTCGGTCGATCATGAACTCCCTGTTGAGGCGCTCGATCTCCGTCTGGTTGGCCGCTCCCAGGCCACGAGCACTTCCACCGCCGATAGCCCCTCCCAGAGCTCCAGCCTTTGCGGCTTCCAGCGCCAGGAGTCTCAGGTCCATCTCGTCTGTAGACTCAAGCCTCACACCCTCGGGCGCGTAGGAGGGTAGGGCGCTCCCCCTCCCCAGCCTGTGGCGGACTTCTAGATCGCCGTACAGGGGCATCTTTACCTCAGGTCTCTAAGTCTGGTTAGGCGCCTCAGCGGGTCCAAGTCATACCCTGAAGCTCGGTACTGCTCCAGAAGCCTTTGTCTCTCTGCCTCGTTCTCGAGCTCTTTCTGTTCAGCAATCCTCTGGATGAGTTCTGGAGAGGCCACCCCTTCGTAACCCTCTCCTGGAGGAGTAAATAGCCCGGCTGAGCGAGGTGCCTCGGAGGCGTATCCCCCAACGGCAGAGGCCGCCCCGACAGCGCCT